AACTATTTTAAATCCTTGCTTTTGCCAAAGATTAAAATCAGCTTTCATCTTCTGTTTGAATTTACCTGTTAATTGTGTTGACTGCTCAACTGTTGATTTGAATAAACCAATTAATAAGTGGCTTTCAAATTCAAGTTTTGCTTCATCATTCGTTAGTTGTTTTTCCATGTTCTTTGATTTTTAATTTATAAACTTTTATTAATTCTTTGATTTCATCTAATGTTAGTTTAAGGTCGTCATTCCTTTTATTCATCAATACAACGTAATTAAATGAGCTTATTCTGTGCTGTATTCTTTCGTTATATTCTAAGTGATTACCATGTAAGTGCTGGTTACAATGAACGCATTGCCCATGTACGTTATCTTCACAAAATCGTAAGTTAGGATAACGACCTACTGAAAAGAAATGACCTGCATCAAATTTACTTGTTAATGGTCTATCACATGAAATACAAGGCTTTCCTGCATCCCTTAAACGAATATACTTGTTAAAGACTATTTGAAGTAAAGCTAACCATTCAGTTCGGGTACGAGTGTTTTCAATCATTACTTTCTTTTTCTCTTTCCATACCTTAGCTTCAGCTAACTTTGCTGCACATTTAGCACCACAAACTACCTGTGTTGTTTTAAAAGGAGTGAAGTTACCACCACACTCCTTGCATTTTTTATTTTTTATTGAACGCATCTAAATATTGGTTAAATAAATCCCTTGCAATAGTTACTTTCTCAATCATTCGTTCCTGCACCTCTTCGTTAGCTTCCCATCTTCGAATATAAAGCCCAGCATCGGAGTTAAGAATTAAACGAGGATCAAAAGAAATAAAGTCGCACCATTTACGACCTGATAATAAAAGATAGCACTGCATTTGGTAGTAATACTCATTGTTTTCAGTTTCAAAAGTATCTTCATTAAAAAAGAAATTTAAATGATTAGAACCTACAAAAGGGCATTTAATTTCAATCATTCCTTCGTCACCTACTAAGCCATCAGGACTGCCTGTTAATCCTTCGATATTTTCGCTTATAAGCAACTTTGATTCTATTACCTCATTACCTGTTCGGGCTGTGTAATATCTCTTTGCTATTGGCTCATTTTCGTGTCCCCAACTTGTTGCTAAATTGTCGACAGTTGGTTTAGATTGTCCGCTTAACCTTTCGTATACTTTCTCACGAATATAAGTTTCTGCACCCTTGCTAAGTATATCTTTTTTTGCTCTTGGCTCAGTCATAAGACGATGGACCTCACTTCCTGTGAAATTACCTAATCTGTTTTCCCACCACGTAGGTGAGTAAATTTCTATTGTTGATTCCATTATGGTAATTGTGTTTTAAGTTCATCTTTTAACTGACTTATTTCTACATTTAATTTAGCTTCATTACTTAATGTAACCCATATATTTTGTAAGTCAATTAATGATTTAGCACCTTTTAATTGTTGTTTAATGCCTATTACATTTAATGGTTTAGGTTCGTGTTTAAATTCCTCCTTAGGTTGTTTTGTTCGTGTTTCTTCCGCATCGTCATCGTCAATTTCTAAGCATAAAAGACTGGAGCAAGTAAATCTACGAAAGTACGTTATTGCAGACCCGATTTGCTGGGGTGCTAATCCAATAGGCATAGGAATAAAACTACTGATTGAATCTTTGCCATCTGTTATAACTGTACCTATTCCGCGCTCATCTATTGGCTGAGTAATCAATAAACCTACTTCTGAAAGTATTGGCTTAACTTCTGACAATACCTGTTTTAAGGTAGCATAAGTATTTTTAAAATGTGGATTCTTAGCATCCTTTTTAATCACATTAACTTGTTTCTGAAATTCAAGTAATCTTTGTGTTAGTGTTTGTTCTTTGTTTTCTGTTTTCATTGTTCTTTGTGTTTTTTGGTTAATTAAAAAGGAAGCTGGTCATCTTCTATTTTTGGAGTGTACTTTGTCTCATTTGGATACGTCTTTGTTTCAGTATCTTTTTTAAATGGTTCTTGGAATGCAGCACTAAAATACTTTGTACCTTTTTGGCTTTCCTTAAACCATAAAGAGATTTGCATTTCTTTTCCGTTTACGTTTACCGTTCCTTGATAGTCAGGTTGTTTTTCATTTGTTTTCTTTGCATTCTTGAAGATTACTCCAGAATTAAACTTGTTTTTAGTTTCCATTTTTCTTTTGTTTTTTATTGGTTATTGTAAATTCTTTGAATCGTGTATTGCTTTTAGAGTTTATACACCATTGCTCATTAATGGTATAACCTTTTTCTCTAATCTTAGCTAATACTTTGTGAAGGTTAAGAGTGCCACATGCACATTCTTTTTTAGTGATTGCATAGGCATTAGAGCCTGTTATCACTTGCCCACCTAATAAGGCATCGAGGATTGCTTGTTCTTGTGTTTTCATATTGCAAATTTAATAATTAATTTTTAACTGAATTATAATTTAAAAAATTATCTGTAATTGTTTCTAATTGATTTTGAAGTAGATAGTACTTTTCTGTTAAATTTTGGTCGTAACGTTCTGCTCTTTGTACTTCGCCTAATCTTTCTGCAGTATCATAAAGCTCACTTTCTATTCTTTGAATATCATTTAGGGATTGTAAACTTCTTTTTGTTAAGCCATCTTTATAAAATTTATTTTCCATAATATTTATTATAATATTGTTCAGCTGATAAATCACCATTTGTATATTTGTCTATTATTGCTTTTATTATTTGTTGTTTCTCCATTTCTTTGGCTTGTTTAATTAAGTCTTCCCAAATAGCCCATGACATATTAACGCTTACTTGATTGCTTAATCTCTCTGCCTCTGAATTAATCCAATCTATTGCTGTTTGTTTATTTTCCATACTTTTTAATTTTTAAGTTATAAAATTCATCTATTAAGTCGAGTAAATCGTCATGGCATTCACCCTCTTTAAAAGCCTTGCCAATGGTTACTAAGCTGAAGTATTTTTTCTTTGCCATTCCAAAACGTTTTATTTTTGTGTGGTCTCCATGAGTGTAATACTCAGTCATTTTAAATTTAATTGTTTGTGGTATTTTCATAATTTATTTTCTAAAATTTATATTGTTTTCTATTAATATTTGTTCAACTATTTTCCATGATTTTATTCCAACATGCCTTAATTGCAAAAATTTTTTTTTGCTTATTTCATCCGCATATTTGAATAAATAACCATTTTTAACGTATTCATTTCCATCCCATTTTTCAGGAATATACAATAAAGCATCAACTATTTTATTGCTTAATTTTTCATTATTTACAAAATCTTCAATTGGAATACGATGTAAATTTTTATGTACATCCTCTTTTTCTTTTGCTATTTTTTCTTTTAAAAAGTAGCTTTTTAATTCCTCTTTTTCATCATCTGATAATGACTGAATAAATAAATAAACGTTCATATTGTTATTTGGTTTTTAATATCTATTGACTTAAACATTTTAATTAACTCTTGACTGAACTGAAGATTCCAGTCAAATTCTAATTGGTTATTTCCTATGAAGATTTTATGCTTACCTACAACCTGACCTTTTTTATAGAAGTCAAAACAAAAATGTGTTTCTGTATCCGTTATAAACATTTCCATAGTTGTATTGTCTAAGCTAACATTACTTATATTTATTCTGTTATAGTGAACTAAGTTAGCATCTATAAACCCATACCAATACTCTAAATTGTTGTTGAGTTCTATTTGATTTTCGTTATTCATAAATCTGTTTTTTAATTATGTTATAAACTTCGTTAAATTCTTTCTCTTCTATTTTCTCATAGCTGCACGGATATTGCATCATGTGTTGAGTAACTGTTATTGATTGCTCGTTTTCACCAAAAAATAAAACAGTTGTTCTACTTTCTTCAACCATGTAATAATGGTAGTGGTTTTTTGAGAAGTAAGGTAATTGCACCTCAACTACTACTTTTTCTTTTCTTTCAATTGTGATTTTCATTGTGTTTGTGTTTTTAATTATAAAGCAAATATAAAGCAAATTATAATATAAACAACAAAAAAAAGCAACTATTTTTTATAATAATTGCTAACTACTTGAAAATCAATAAGAAAATTTTACTACTTATTATATCTTTTTTTAATCTTTTTCTTTTCAAAATGCCTAATTGCTGCTGCTATAATTAAAGAAATAACAGAACCTATAATTCCATTATCAACTCCATTAATGATTTGAGAGCCGCCAGTAGCTTCATGTACTGCAACCGCTGTGTTTACTACTTCGCTAACTACTAACTGAAGTGTGTCATTTATTACTTGTATTAACATATTTATTTATTTATTTTATTTTATTATATTTGCTCTTCGTTCTTTGTGTTTTTTCATAAAAAACTTAAAAGCACCCCGTAAGGTGCTTTTCTGCTTTATACTATTTCTATTGTGTGAACTTCTTGATAATGTAAAAGTAATCGGTTTACTAAATCAGTTTCAGCTTTAGTACTTTCAAAGATTGAGTTATCGGCTTTTTTATAGCCCACAAGAATACATCCGAGTGAATGGTTAGCGTTATTGCCTCTGTGCAATAAAACACCGTCAAAGCCTTTAATATCAAGAATACGAGGTAACATCCTTTTAAACTTAGGACTTTGATTAACTGTTAATTTATAGAAGCCTGAAGGTATTGCAGTCAAACCGAAAATCTTTTTAGCTTGAATAAATAGTAAAGAATCACTTTGCTTTAATCCTCTATCCTTATCTTCTAAGGTATAACAAAAGAAAACATCATTGATAAATAAACTACCAATGGTACAAACATCGTTTTTAGTTTCCCTAACTACTTTTAGTTTCATCTTCTATTTTCTTAGGTAATATAGCTTCGTTTGGTTTACTATACAATTGTTCAAGTCTTTCACGTTCTAAACAATTATACAACTTAGCTTCTAAATGTTCTACTCTCGTATGAGTATGCCATAGCCACAATACAAGTACCGCAGTTGCGCCATGTTTCTTTATTAATTCTAATGCCTCTTTCATGGTATTGGTGGTGTTGGTGGTGCTACATAAGGGCTTAAAGGAATCTGCAACAAAGATGCGTATTCCGTTTGTGCAATATCTTGTTCATCCTGCTCACTTAAAAATAAAAAGTAAATTCCGTTAATGTCTTGAACAAAATTAAAAAAAGTATCATGGTCAATGAATACTCCTTGTAATTGTTCTGCTTGTTCTGTTGTTACTATTCTACCGTAATATTCCATAATTATACGTTTATTCCAAAATGTGTCATTAATGTGTTTACTCTTGTATAAAAGTTACTCGCTTCTGTATCTGTTAAGCCGTTATCTCCGATTGATATAAATGAAAATATTTTAGTTGAATACTGACTTGGCGTACCCTGTTCATTTCTACAACATATATATATTGGTCTATTAAAATTATTAGTGCCACTACTTGTATCAGTAGCTTTTAAAGTGCCATTTTTATAAGATTTTTGATTTGTGCTTGTAGTTCTTGTATTAATATAAAATCCTTTCGAATTTGTATTTGCATAAGTATTAAAATTAGCAGAAATAAAATTTCCATTGTAATGAACATTAGATACTCTTGATTCAATGTCAAAAGCTCTACCTGGAGAACCTTGATAAGCACCAATATCTACTTTTGCTTCATTCACGTCTGTTTGAATATATATTGATAAATGATTGGAATTCTGTATGTTATTTGTTGAATAATATGAATTGGCATAACCCGTAGTACCATTAGAATTAAACCCATTACTTACGTGTGACATTCCAGTCGCAAATTTTAATCTAAAAGCAGCATCTGTATCTAATGGATTAACTAGATTCCATTTATTTGAACTATCTGAACTCCACAATGGTAAATACATAGCCTTAATTTTAGTATAAATTGCATCGCTTTTAAGCCCTAAATAAAAGTCATTAATAGCGTTTTTATCTGCTGCACTTGTTATTGCTGTATTAGCAGTAAAGTATGCTAAAGCATCAGCATCGTAAGTAGGTGCGCCACCTCCAGCTTTTACATTTGCTTTAAATAGATTTTTGCCTATTCCTATCATATATTTTTTTCTTGGTAAGCAATAATACTTCCACTTGTTAAAGTAATTGCTGTTATGTATTCAAAATAAGGCACGTAAAACCAGTCTCCTGCTTTTAATGTTTTTCCACTTATTCCAAATATGGTAACATAATTTTTACCACCACCAGTTGCAACACTTACAACTGTATCCTCACGAACATAAAAAGCACATATTTGTTCACCTGTTCTTGCTGCTGTATCTGCTATTAGTTCCGAACCACCCGAAACTCCTGCTCTATTTGAAAATGTTATCATGTTTTTTATTTTTTAAAGTACCATTATTTTATTTCTTTGTAACCATAACGAATGATTAATTCAGAGTCATTTAGTGAATAACCATAGAACTCTACTGTATCAATAACACCATTTATGAAATAGTAAATATTGTATTTACCATTTTCTAGTTTTATTTTGTATTCAAATTTCATATAATGCTTAAATTAAATGTTCCCCATGTTACTGTTGGATTAGTTACCCATGCTGGTGTTATTAACCTTAATACTATATAGCTATTTGCAGGTATTGCATAATTTAATCCTGTAATATAGTATTTATTTGTTTTACCAGCATTATTCCATTTTACAGTATTACTAATTGAATTAGTTGATTGCAAAACATCTGAACTATTATAAACTAATAAATCTATTTGAGAATTTTCAGATGAACCGATAGTGCTATTTACCCATATTTCAAATGAACATGCAATTACTGTAACAGCCGAACTAATTGGAATATATCTTGATATAAATCCCGTAGAAGGTAATGAAGTATTAGCAAAGTAGTATGTTGTCGAATCTGCTGGATTTAAAGTGTTTTGCGCAGATCCAAAATATAAAGGTAAAATAGATGCTTTTGCATTTAATGCTGTTTGTAAATCAGTTTGATTTGTTATCGTTCCTGTTATTGCACCCCAAACACCACTATTTGCTGCGACCTCAATATAAACACTACCAGACCATCTATAAACTTTATTTGTATCTAATGCCAAATATATTTTTCCATTTTGACCAGTCGCAGGAAATAAAGCTAAATTTGCATATTCAAGAATATCACTAACATAACTTGGTAAATAAGCAGCGTCTATTTTTGAATCACTTGCTAATGGTGCGTACCCGTTTGCCACCCCTTTATTTGCTAAGTTTTCAGCTGTATAACCTAATGCAGTATTAACTGTTTTATTTTTCCAAAGTTGAGTTGAACTTTCGTAAGTTAATATTTGATTATTAGATGGACTTGAAATAAATACATTGTGTAATTCATCAAGTTCCCAACCGTTCATTATCTTAACGTATATCTTACCATTGTTTTGGTGTGAGTACTCAACGTAACCAATAACAACAATATGTCCCGTACTTCCATCAGGCTTTATGTTAGTTATATTACCTGCTGTAGTTGGACTTAAGTATAGAACATCACCATCTGCCCATGTTTCACCTTGTAAAGAACCAGTTGTATTTATGTTTTCAATTGTTCCAACTGTAATAACAAACCCTTCTTGATTGTTATTAATGTTTTCAGCTACAATTCCAATTGTATCTGCGCTGTTATTATCATTGTTAGCTTGTGCAAAATTAACAGCTAATCTTTGCCCTTGTGCGCTTCGTACTTTTACAGCTTGGTAATTAGCTTTTAATAAATTTTGAGTTGTTTTATTTACAACCCTTGCGTATAAATCTTGTGCTAATTTAGCATTGATGTTACCGCCCTTTAAACCTATTTCACCAGTTCCTAATGTATCATTCCAAACTACTTTACCAACTGCATTTGTATTTGTTGCAGTTGTATCTAATTGTAAATAATCGCTTGTTATCCCTGCTGTATTAATTGCGTTTGTAGTTGTTGCCCCTAAATCAGTAACGCTTTGTAAATCTTGACTTCCACCAGCACCACCACCAACGTAAGATAAAACACTCCATAAATTAGTGCCATTACCTATTTTAAGCTTATATGTTGCGTTTGCTGTATCTTCTATACCTAACTGTCCTTTTAATAAAATAGTTGTTGTATCGGCATTCCATTGAGCTGTAGTCTTTGTTAAATGCTGAATGCTCCAATCTACTAAACCATTATCTACATTGCCCGTTTGAGTTCCTAAATCCTTAATTCCAAAGATATTTAAAACCACATCCGCAAATGATTTTAACTTCAATACTCCGTTTAATATTTTTAATTTATAAGGTGTCATGAAGTTCTTATTGTAACGTGATTTTCAAAAATAATTTTATCAGTAATAACAGAATAAATAATATTATTTGTGTCCTTTACTTTTACATCATATAAAAAAGAACCAACTAAACTAACATTTGCTGAAGTCATAGTAAATTCTGTAATACCTTCCAATGCTGTAACATGTGAGCTTGTACTCAAACTGATTATAGCTTGTGCGTCTGTATCTTCATACCTTTTTTTTACAGTAAAAAAGCAAGTACATCCTGTTAAATTGAATGCAGTGCCATCTTCAGAAAGTATCTGAATTTTTACTGGATAAGTATCACCAACAATCCTTCGGATAACCACAGAACCCCCTTCCTTTTTTAATTAATTTTTTTTGCCCTAATTGTCTAATGTTTTGTTCTTGCATTAACTCCCTTTTATCGTAAGTGTCATAAAAGTTATATTGCACCCCATCAAAAGTATAATTGTCATTAAACAATTTATCTTTTAACTTATTTAAAAATGCATTCTTTTTGCTTTGAACATCACCCATTAACTCCGCACGTCTTTTATCACTTACTTCCGAGCTTGTATCTTCATTGTTTTGTCTTATTCCATACTGACTAACATTAGCCCCATGCCATAATAAAAAGCGATAATAAGAACCTAAAACCAAAAAAGGCTTTATGTATTCATTAAATAAAGCTGTTAATTGTGGCTTAGTAGATAAGTTATCCATTAAGTCAGTATAAAAAGCTTCACTCACCCACGACTCAAATTCTACTTCCTGTGTATCTCGAATGTGTACATCTAAGTCAGAATCTTTTATGTTCTTACTTATTCTGCAATAAGCATCGAAATCGCTTTTAATTATTAGTGGTTTGTATGCCATTACCTTTTACTAATTTAGTTGCTTGTTCTTGAGTTAATCCAAATAAAATTACTAAAGTATTAACCTTTTGTTCAGTTGTTAATATATTATCTTGTAATATTCCAACTAAACTTTGTGTTCCACCAACACCCAATGTTTGAGCAAGTGTAATTGTACTTGTTTGTTTAGTTTCATCTGTTTGATAACCGCCTATCTCTCTAATTTCAGAATCAGTTAATTTTGCATAAACTTCAGGAGCGATATATTTAATCGGATTTAATTGAGTCATTTCAAAATCTAATTCAGGATAACATTGTTCTAATGCATCTGTAATAATTTCTTGAAGTACCTTTACACGATTATTAAATAGTTCAATGTTATCTGCTATTATATTAGTTGAGAAACCAACATTACCGCCTAATCCAATTAAGAATGGCGGAACTCCAAAAGCCCTTGCAACTTTATCTGCAACTCTTTTTGTGCTGTTTTCAATTGCATTTAAAATACCTTCATTACTCAATGGTTGGTAAACAGCAAGTTCCTCTTTTGTCTTAGCTTGTAAGATTAAAAGCTTTTGCCTTCCACTTGCTCCAGTTTCATCTTTTACATTACCAGTAAATTGTTCTAAAGTAGCATCTAAATAATCTTGTTGAGTCATTCCGTTTTCATCTTCCTGTGTATTATCATAGTTGCCAACTATGTTTAAAATGCCACTTGGTAAAAATGAATTTGTAACGCTTTCAAGTTCGTATTTACTATTCTCGCTATCTGTATTAATATCCTCAATCGCACTATAAAAAGTAGGAATAGGATAATAGTTTTTCATTGGTTTTTTTCTAAAGTAATAAAGGATTTCACCAGTATTATCGCCCCATTCCATTACATGTTCACGTAATTGTTCAGGGCTTATTTCAGCTCCATAAAATGCAGGAAATTCTTTATCTTTTTCCTTTTTATATTTTGGAGTTCCAAAAGTATTATTAACAATAAAAGTACCTCTGTCTGTTTTTCTTATTTGCTCAAAAGGTATAATCTTTAATTCCTTTACTTTACCATCAAGTCCACGCATTACATACAAAGAAACAGCCTGAAAAGGCGCTACATAACTTGTAATATCTGCAATTAATTCATTAAATGTTTGCTTTTCATTAATCTTAAAATCTCCTAATTGCTCATTTACTAAGCCATCTGCATATATATATTGAGTAAGTACATCAATACAAGCTGTTGCAGTTCCACTTTCATCTAATTGTTGTATTAGCTTTTGAGGAAAGTCATTATTTGCACCGTATTTTATTAAATCGGTGTTATTATCCTTGTAGATTTTAACAACACGATTTTTATACGTTAAAGTGCGTGGTTTAAACATGATTTCAAATTTAAGTTTTAATATATTTCTTTAAAGATAGTTAATATAAATCTTTATAATCTACCCACTTGTTTAATATAGTACTTTGATTAGGTGGATGCAAAATAAGTTTTTCTTTGCTTTTAAACCATTTTAATGAAGGCATTAACCCAGCAATGTAAGTGTCAATTTGTTTTTCCTCTTTTTCTATTTCTTTTAAAATTATTGGAATAGCTTTTTTATTTACTATGTAACCATAACCACCCCAACTTGCAAAGCATTTATTTAGCATGATTGAATAATTAACTGTACTTCCATTAGGTGAATAACCACCTAAGTGTATGCCATCCCAATCTTCAGGTAATTCCTTTAAGCAATCATTTAACTTATTAATAAAGTCATCTGTAAAATCAACGTCATCTTCTAAAATAAAAACACTCTCTAAATTTTCATTCAAAGAGTGCTGAAGTATTGCCATGTGACTTCTAAGCGTTGCTATTTCAGTCGGCAATAAAAAACCATTATGTTTTATGCTTTCACTTTCGGTTGCCTTCCACGTTTGCGCTTTAATTCCTGCTCTTTCGGAATTTCTTGTGAATTGTTTTCTCCTATCTCCAGAGGATTGTAAGTTAATGCAATAACATTTTCCGATATTTGCTCGAAAGTTTTTTTTTCTTCCTGTAATTGTACATCGTACAAAGGATTCAATTCAATTAAATGGCTTTGCCCTGCAGCAAACATTAAGTTAGCAAAATAATCATTAAAGTTTAAATGATTTACTAAAACATCATTTCCTGATTTATCCTTAGTGATTATATCACAATGAATAAATTCTTGCTTAATTCTAAATTTTAAATTCATACTCTTTTTAAAATAGTTAATCCGTTATTATTCGTGTATTGTCTGTAAATATACCATTCTTTATTAGCTTCTAAAAATTCATCTACAGCTGGCATCAATCCTTTTTTGTTTTCCGTTTGGTAGTTTTCCATGATTTCAGGAGTTTGCCAATCAGTCGGTTCATCATTTTGCCCGTAAGTAGTTGTATCGTGTAATACAATATATTTTTTTGCTTTTTTTGCATGTTTAAACAATTCTTTTTTAAGTTGTGAGTAAATATGTAAAGTGTCAATAAAAAGTAATTCTGTTGGCTCTATATCAATTTTAAGAGTATCTGCTTGAATGAACTTCCAATTAGGGTAAACTTTTAAAGCTTCATCAATATTTGGATGAACATGTAAATCTATTCCAACTAAAATACTTGGATTTCTGTACATAAAAGCCCATGTACTTACAACAGAACGAACCCCCATTTCTGTAATATGTGAACATTCTTTTGCTAAATCGTAAAGTACTTCCAAATGTTCGTTTATATCACTTGGGGTTTTACAAGCTTGGTGGTAATTATCTCTAATTAGTAATTGATTCATATTGTTGGTTTTCCTATTATATCGCCACTATTTAATATTATTGTTTTATAATTTATTTCATTAAAAAATTCATCTATACTTCCTAAACTATTTCCGTATTGATTTAAATTTTCTTCTGAATATTCTGAAAATATTATTGGTTTATATTTTCCTATTGTTTTTAAACAACCTTTTAATACATTAATTTCATTTCCTTCAGTATCAATTTTAATAACATTAGGAATAATATTATTTTGTTTGCAAAAATAATCAATTGTAATTACTTCAACTTCTTTTTGAATTGTTTTTTTATGCCATGCAGGAACACCGCCCAACATTGATAATGCTATACAGCCATCAAATTCAACTTCATTAAAAATTTCTGTTCCAATTACATTAGATATTGCCTTTTTATGTGCAATTGTTTTACTATTATTAAATTTAATATTTTCTATCAATTCAATATAGGCTCTTGAAGGCTCAAAAGAATAAACCTGTAATGTTGGTAATATTAAATCTAAAAGAGAATAAGAACCAGTACACGCTCCAACATCAATTAAAATTGGATTATTATATTTGTTTAATTCATTTAAAACAAGTTCCAATAATTCTTTAGAATACACCTCATCATTTTCAAATGAACCTTTGTATTCATGTGTTTTTTCTGTTACTTTTATTATTTTATCAAAGTATTTCATATTGCTTTTTTATTTCGTTTACTTGTTCTAAAGGTAAATATTTTTCAACTGCATGATAACCTAAAGTTCCTAAATGAAATTGAGTTTCACAGCTAAATTTATTTGCTACGTTTACTGGTGCTAAATTTAATTTTAAAACATTACAGCCCCATGCAAAATAAACATCTTCGTTAATATCGTTTTCAGGATTGCAAATTTCTAAAACTTTTAACATTGCTGATTTATGCCTAAAACTTAAACCACCATTACCAACAAAAGGATAAAAATCCCATGTTGCACCAATGTAATCATATTCGTAAAAATCTTCAATCCCTTCCCTTAATAATCTGCTATCTTCCTGAAATATTAAAACGTTTTCCTCTTTAATTTTATTCCAAAAGTTTTTTGATTTTAAAAGCTTATTATATCCTCTAATATCATTGACTTCAACAACGTGAAATTCACAGTTAAGCATTTCTTGTAAATGCCTGTTATCTTCAGAACTAAAAATATAAAGCTTTGTGTATTTAGGTAAGTAAAATAAATGTTCTGTAATTACTTGGTATAAACTTAATCTTCGTGTATCTACTATTACAGCTGCTAATTCATGCATAATTCAATCGTATATAATTTACATTTCCAAACTTCAAATATCCCATCATAAAAATGATAAACTATCATATCAAAGTTTTATCAAAGTTAGGATGTTTTTTTAAAAATTCAGGCAATTTATTTTTATCGTAATTAATCGCATTCCAAAGGTTAATTGAAACTGGATGCA